ATGAGCGCGGCCTGGTGTGGAGCGAGGCGCAGGCGCAGGCGGCCGACGAATGGGGAGACAGCCTGGCGGCGCTCAAGTTGAGCCTGGGGGCCTTCGTCCGGGAAGCGGTTGTGCCGACGATGGAGGCTCTGCAGCCGATCGCCGACAGCATGGGACGGATCATCGGTGAAACGGCTCGCTGGGTCGGTGAGCACGAGACCGCCGCCAAGGTCATCGGCACGGCGGCCATCACGATCGGCGCCGCCCTGGGCGTGGGCGGGCCCATCCTGATGGCGCTGGGGCCACTCATGAACGGGATCCGGATCGTATCGGGCTGGTTCGGCGGCATGGGGATCGCCGCCACGGAGGCCGGCACGGCGTCGGTGGTGGCGAGCGAACGGGCGGCTCTGGCCCTGAATGCCGAGACGGCAGCGGCCGAACGAGCGGCCGCGGCGTATGTGAGCAAGGGCGCCGCGGCGGCGGGCGGCGGGGCCGCCGGCGCGGGCGGGATCGGGGCCGGGGCGGCCGCCGGCGCAGCGGGGATCCCCGCGGGGGCCGCCGTGGGCGCCGGGGTCGCGATCGGCGCGGGGATCCTGGGAACCCTGAAGATCGGGCAGCTGGCGCTGCGGCAGCGGGACTATCGGCGGGACCTGGAAGCCGCGAAGACGCCGGAGGAGCGGGCGACCCGGAACTGGCAGGAGATGCGGTGGCTGCTGAACGATCCGGCCGGCTCGTTCCTGATCGGCGGCCGCCGGCGGGAGCGGTTGCGGGAGGCGATGGAGGTGGAGAGTCAGGTCGCCTTCGGCCGCAGCAGCGCCGAGGTGGAGGCGCTGCTGGCCCAATGGGAGCAGGAGGAGCGCGAGGGCCGCATCCGGACGGCTGTGAACGAGCGGAGGCAGAAAGCGGGCCTGCCTACCCCGCCCCCCTCGCCGAAACGGCCGGGCGGCGGGATGCTGCCGCTGTGGACGCCGGAGGTCGGGGCGGTGAAAGACAGGCTGCTGCAGCCGGTGTTGGGGGAGCGCGGGGACCTGAGCGGGGTGCGGGCCAAGGGCCCCGCGACGGAGGGCGCGGGCGGGCGGCAGCGGGTCGACGTGAACGTGCGCGTGACCGGCAGCCCCGAGATGATGCGGGAGCTGCTGAGGAGCCCCGAGGGGCGACGGGCGTTCGAGGATCAGCTCCGCGAGACGGGGCTGCGGGCGGCGTATGCGCCGTGAGCCGGAGGACGGGGGCAGCGGAAGATGGACGAGCGCCGCGATCTGCAGGGCCTGACGGTGAAGACGCAAGCGGGCTTCGAGGCCGTGGCCCCGAAGGGCGGGCTGCCGCGGGGGGACGGGCGGAACCTCGAGGTGTGGGTCCGCTATCGCGAGTACCCCATGTTCGCGGTGGTCGTGCCCCAGGAGGCAACGTCCGAGGAGGTAGAGGCTGCCATGCTGCTGCGGTGTGAGGCACTCGAGGCGCAGGAGGCGGAGCAGCAGGCTGAGGCTCGGGCGGCGATAGACGCGGAGTTCGCGGACCTCCAGCAGGCCTTCGCGGACCTGAGGGCCGGGAAGGTGACGACCGCGGCAGTGAAGGCGAGGCTGGGAGACAAGCTGGGGTTGAGCGTCGCGGCAGCGTCGGTCAAGATCGCCGGGGAGGGGGTGATCGCGGATGTCGATTGAGTACTGGGACCCGACCTACGGAGGCGGCGGCAACAACGGGGACTGGGCGACGCCCTGGGTCTCATTCGACAATGCGAGCACGAACGCGGGCGCTGGTGGCGAGACGCGGCTCAAGGGGGCCGCCAAGACGACCCTGGCCGGGACGGCGACGATCACGAACGGGAGCACGAGCGTAGTCTTCACGAACAGCCAAGCGGGTGTCCTGGCGGCGGGTGGAGGGGACTGGATCTTCTGCGCGGGTTTGGTCGGGCCGGATGGGGAGGAGATCGGCACGTGGATGCTGACCGCCAGCTACACGGACGGGACCAAGACGGCGGTTCTCGTCCGCACCCCGTACTTCCCGACGCAGGCTGGGGTCACGGTCTACAAGGCGGGCGGGGTCGTGACGCTCTCCGCCTCGATGACGACGCAAGCCGCGAACCAGACCCACTCGGTGGGCTGGACGGCGGACGGTGTGCAGGGCGGGATGAACGTCATCGTGCAGGATGGGACGCGCTCGAACCTCGTCGTCGCGCACTCCGGTCTGCTCGATGTGAGCGTCGGGGAACTGTGCCTCGGGCACGCGAGTGGATTGAGTACTGGGTCTACCGGGATCAACTGTGCCACGGCGAACGTGGCGTTCCGGGTCAAGGGAACGCTACACGTAGCGCACGGCGGATCGACAAGTTATGCGGTAATCGCTTCCATCTACAGCACCATCGAGCTCTTCTTGGATGAGGTCCGGTCGGCGCACGGCGCAGGGTATTGTGTCGTTGCGTCGTTTGGTCGGATCGTCGTTCGCCGGGTCGTGGTGCTAACCAATGCAGTCTATACAAGTACATCTTTTAGTGCAGGTGCAGAGGGGCAAGGGGTTTGTGGGGTGCTGCTGACATACGGCGGCGGCGCCACCCGCCACCTGAGCGCTCTGGTGGGGCATGTGTGGATCGGCTCCGCGTATCTCCGGGGCCAGAGCGCCTCATATCCTCCGGCAGCCGTAGCGGGCGGAGGCCTCTGGTTCGGCAGCTTGTCGTCGCTGACGCAGGCGGGGGCCGACAACCCGTTGACGCCGACCGGAAACTGCGAGATCGGCAACCCGCCAGACCATACTCAGGTGCCGTGGATACTGAGTCAGAACACCTGTGGCACCGTGCAGAAGGCGACGGGCAACAAGGCGGGGGCGAGCGGGTTCAGCTACAAGCTGAATCCGGGCTCCCCGTACCTTGCGGTCCATGTTCCCCTCAAGCGCCCGCTGGCCGCGGGCGCGACTCTCACGGTGAAGTTCTACGCGGTCTACACGGGCACGGCGGGGGACGCGCCGCCGTGCTTCGTGCGCGCCCTGGAGCCTAACGGCCTGACGGTCGCGGACACGGCGTTCACGCCGAACCGCTCGGCCAACACGCCGGGGGGAGTCCCGGATGGCTGGGCTGACGCGAGTCAGCACAGCATTGCCCTGGGTAGCGTAGCGGCGGAGAACGCCTCGGTTGTCATCGGCATCTGGTGCCGGGACAACGCTGCCGGGGACGCGGTGCTCTACCTCTCAGAGGATGCGGCGAGCCCTGGAATTCTGGTGGCCTCTTGATGGCACAGACTGACTATGGGGAACTCACGTACCACGGGCTCGACTGCTGGGTCTACGACGAGGCGGAGGCCGGCATCGCCGGCGAGGACTTCGGCGAGGGGGACTGGCACGGGCTGGCGGTGCTGGCCTATGCGGTGGAGACCGCCGCGTTGAGGCTGTTTAGCGAGCTGCGCCGGCGAGCGTTCGGCGGGCCGGCCATGCCGCAGCGGCATTGAGTCGTGAGCACCGAGCACACGGTGAGGCCATGCTCAAGAACACGGCGGCACAGGTGATCGAGTTCGCGCCCCGAGACAGCTCCGGCCTGTTGGCGCCCGGGTGCGGGGCCACGCTGAGTCTGTACGTGGCGAAGGACGGCGGCGCTCTGACGGCCGCCGCGGGTGTGCTGAGCGAGAAGCAGATCGGCGATCCGGCGACCGATACCGGCCTCCTGAAGTATGTGCCGACCCAGGCCGAGACCAACTGCGACGCGCTGACCCTCTTCTGGCAGGATACCGGCGACGCGGTCGACGACTATCTGAGCCTCGAGACCAACCCGGGCTGGACGGCCACGCGGGCGGGGTATCTGGACGTGCCGGTGAGCAGCGTGGGCCTGGGGGCGGGGGCGAATGCGGTCACGATCACGGTGGATGACGGGACCGATCCCCTGGCCGGGGCGACGGTGGCGATCCGCGCGAGCGCGGGCGGCGCGAACGTGTATCGGGTGGTGACCGATACCCTGGGCGAGGTTACGGTCAACCTGGATGACGGCACCTACTACGTGCAGTGCAGCCTGGTCGGGTACAGCCACGTCGAAGAGAGCCTGGCCGTCAACGCCAACCCGCAGAGCGCGACCGTGAGCATGGCGGGGATCAGCGTGCCGGCGCCGGACAATCCGGACCTGGTGCGCCTGTACCTGGTGCAGCGGACGGCGGATGGTGAGTTCCTGGACGGCAACCCGTTCACCCTGCGGCTGAACACGGACTGTCTCGATGCGGCAGGGGAGGTCGTGCCGCGGCAGCTGACGGCGACGGATGACGTGAACAACGGCTACTGCTACGCGGATGTGTACCCGACCGAGAGCCTGACCCGGGTGGACGGGGGCAGCGCGGCGATCACGTACCTGGTGCGAACGGCCCTGGGGGCGACGACGGAGATCGAGGTGGAGGCGAGCCCGAGCGTGCAGGACCTGAGTGGGCTGCTGCATCCCTGAGGTGTGCTGATGCGCGCAGATGAACGGGCGCTGGTAGAGTGCGAGCGGCGCTGCGAAGAGAAGCGCGCCGACATCTATGCGCGTCTGACGGCGCTGGAGGTCAACATGGGCCGGGTTACCTTGCAGACCGGGCTGGTGATCGGCATTCTGGCGTTCGTCGGCAGCGCCCTGGCGTCGGCGGCGATCGCGGCGGTGCAGCAGGCGCTGGGTAGCGGGTGAGGACGGCATGGAGCGTGTCGGAGCAGCCACCGCCAACAGGGGACAGTCCATGCGGTCCCGCGAAGCGGGACCTTGGACAGTCCCCACGGCGCCACCGCGCGTAGAACGCGCGTAGAGCCATTCTGTGGGGATGAGGGGGTCGGTTGGCCCTCCTGACCCACATCGAGGCTCGGAGGGGCTCCAGGGGGCTCACAGGGGGCAAGTTTGTGAGAGGGTGCGGTTGGGTGTCCAGGCCGGGCGGCGGCTGAGTGGGCTGCCCCCCACTCGCACCGGAGGAGCCGGCGGCCGGCCTGCAGACCCGATCGACAAAGCGATGGAACGATGGCTCTCTCCCCAGGCCACTCACTGGACTTTGACGGGGCAACCGGCAGCGTTGTCGCCGTCACCGCCACCACCGACGCCGACGGGCGGGGGTCGATCAGCTACGGCGGGGAGACCTTCAGCTTTCGCGCGCTGAAGGCGACGGTGGATGAGACCGAGTACCCCCTGGTGGCGACGGCTGACCCCGTGTTCCGCGTCGGCGTCGTGCAGCAGGCCGCAGACCCCACCCTCTTCTGCATGGTCCTGGACGACGGCCCGGCCCCCTGGGGCTGGGGGCGGTCGGTGGTCGGGATCGGCGGCGCCTGGGCCGTGGCCTCCGAGTTCGCCGCCGAGGACTCCGTGGTGTTCACGATGGGCTGGGCGCCGGGGGAGATCACGATCAAAAAGGGCGGGGTGCTGGAGGCGAGCGTGTATACCGACCTCGTGCTGACCTACGCGACGAGGGACGGGGCGCACGTCGCCTGGCGGCAGCCCGCGTACCCGAGCAAGGCGTGGGCGACTTGGGGCGCGGCACCCGGGCGCTTCCAGACAGACGTGAACGGGGTCCTGTGGGAAGTCTCCACTGGAGTTCCGCAACCGATCATCGTACCGCGCGGGTTCGGGGCGCTCGGCTACCGCTCGGCGGTGACGGACGGCTGGACCGACTGCCCCGCGGCGGAGCGCCTGCTGACGGGCGCGGAGGTCTGGTACCTCGGGTTCCACCGGGCGGTGACGGAAGGGGCCGCGCTCGTCGTCGATACGCAGGCGACGGTCAACGTGACCGGACCGGCCAACGCCGACGTGCAGTTCTGCTGGGAGGACGGCGTCTATCGCAGCGCCGGCCTGGGGACCCTGAATGGCTCAGGAGAGGGGACGTTCACGGTCGCGCTCGGGCGCTACAGCATCCGGGTCTCGACGTCAGACCGCACGAAGGGCCTGCCGCGCTCCGCGTACCTGGACGTGATCGACCCGGGCGGGAGTTACGACGTCGACTTCGGCAGTTCGTGGACTGAGGTGGGCAGCCCCGCCGACCCCGAGGTCCAGGGGGTCATCTACCTGTACGGCTCGACGCCCGCGGCGGGACTGACCATCTACGGCACCAAGAACACCACGCCACCGTACCCGACGCCGATCACCTGGGATAACCTGGGGACGACGGGGGCGGACGGGTCCTTCGGGCCCATCGACACGACCGATTACGTGGCTCTCGTAGTGCAAGATGGTACCTACGGGTGGGCCGGGTACTCGAAGGAGGACCCCAATCCGGAGGTCTACGGGTGGTGGGACAGCGTGATCGCCGCCTCCACCGGCGCCTGCCGGGGGGCCGGCCCTGCGGGGCTCATCGGCGCGGAGGGGGTGCTCCCCTGGGGTAACGGGGGCGCGCACAACAACCTCCAGACGCTGTTCCAGGCGGCCTACCTGGAGTGCAACGAGACGGGCGAGCCGTTCTGGCTGCACCCCACCGACAGCGAGTTCGGGCAGCACACCGACCCGCTGCGCTACCAGTACTACACCCCCTTCCCTCCGCAGTACACCAGCGATCTTGTCACGTTGACCTACGACTTCTACGACGCGGATGGAACGCTGCTGTGGGGCAACAAGGGGCCGGGGCACAACGCGGGCTCCGCCTCCCCGCATGGTACGATGTGCATAGGACAGACGGTTTACGGGATCGTCGGCGGGAAGATCGCGGGCAACCTGATCGAGGCCTCGCGCGGGAACCTCGTGACCGTGGACAACCTCCGCGAGGCGGCGCGCATGGGCCTGGAGACGGGCCGCTTCGCTCAGCCGCTGGAAGCGCGCGCGGACTCGGCGACGGCGGCGCCGAGCACGAAGCCCACGACGTGGACCGCCGCCGAGTGCCCGTACTGCGGAGGGCCGGCGTGGAGCGAACCGGATGGCGGCGGTTACCTGCGGGGGTACTGCATCCCCTGCGCCGCGAACGGGTATCTCGTCGACTGCCGCACCTACTTCCTCACGCAGACCCTCTCGGCGCTCGGTGACTGGACGACGCGCTGCGTCCGGAACACGACCTCGGGCGCGCACACCGACAAGCGCATCGCCGGCTGGCCGCGCCCCGCCGAATACTACGAGACCGACGGATACCTCGTGGACCCGTGGGCGGACGGGCTGCCGCGGTGGGTGGCGGTCCACCTCGTGCTCGGGAGTCTCGCGGGCGGGACGTTCACGGACGGCGAGAGCGTCGCAGACGCCGAAACCCGCGTCGGCGACACCCTCGGACCGGTGCAGCTGAAGCTGCTGCTGACCGCTGACTACACCGGCACGGGGCGCGTGGTGACGGTGACGGCGACGAACGCCTACACCGGAGCCGCCGACGCGCTGACCGCCCGCGTGCCGGCGGGGGCCAGGGCGGGGGACCTCGTGTTCCTGAGATGGAGCCCCCACGACGCCTACCCCGGCGCGCGGAACTGGTACACCGATGTCACCGACGCCGAGGAGGTCTCCGGCGACGGCTACCTCGCCTGCCAGATCGTCAACGACGGCCCTTCGTGGCGGAGCTCGACCGGCTGCCTCGTGACCCGTCACGCCCACAGCCCGTGGGCCTGCGACGTTCGGTTGCGCGGCCCGCGGCCGTGGCTGGATCGGGACCCGATCGGGCGGGTGTGGCTGGTGGCCGAACGGCACGGGCGGGTCCTCTGCTGGTGGAGCAGCCATCCGGACCTGGGCTGGAGCGGCCCGTGGGCGGTGACCGATGACCAGGGATGGAGCAACCCGACCGTCGCGACCCGCGCGGACGGCTGCCCGATCGTGAGCGCGACGCGGGCGGACGGGCGGACGGTGCTGTTCGTGACGCGGGACGACGGAGCGCATTGGGAGGCGGTGACAGGTGACGGGTGACAGGTGACAGGTGACAGGTAACAGGAACGGCGGGACCGGATGTTCCGGTCACCTGTGACCTGTGACCTGTAACCTGTAGTTTGGAGGTGGCGCCGGTGGCGGCGCTCGGCAGCGATCTCGTGAACGGAGTGGTGATCGACCAGGACGGGACGCTCTACTGCGCCGGCCAGGCGGAGGGCTGGGTGTGGTGTGAGCACAGCCTGGATGGGGGGCTGACCCAGGCGACCTGGATCTCGGGCGGGACGCGGCGGGCGATCTGCGAGGCGGCGGACGACGCGGCGCCGGGGCTGGAGGCCCTGCCGAGCGGGGAGCTGATCGCGGTGGTGGCCCTGGACGACCTGCTGAGGATCTGGAGCAGCCGCGATGCCGGCGAGCATTGGGAGGGGTTGGGGGCGCTATGACGGAGCTTCCGGTCGTGGCGATCGAGAGGGCGGGCGTTGCGCGGCGGGGAGGGGGCCAGTGAACGTGCGCCCAGAGGGCCGTCTCGTGTTCGACAACCCGGACGCCGCGGGCATGATCGACCTGCGGGGGTTCGGCTGCGACTGGACGTTTGAGGCCCGGCGGCAGGAGGCGGCCCTCTCCCCCACCTCATGGGCGCCGGAGTGGATCCACGAGGGGACGGAGATCGTGCCCGGGCTGAACGTCCTGACCCTGCGCGGCCAGGCGCCGCCGGCGGCCATGAGCCTGAGCGGAGTGACCATCGGGCTGGGCGACGGGTACTGGGGCGTGCGGGTGCCGGCCTGGCAGCCGCGGGCGGCGTGGCTGGCGTTCGTGGACGGCCGCGCGGGGCAGAACGGGTGGTGCACGAGCACGGGGATCGTGCAGCCGCGGCTGTGCGTGCGGTTCATCGATTACCTGCCGACCGCCGCGTGGACGGGCCAGAGCAGCAGCGGCATCAACCTCCTGGGCGACGGCAGCGAGGAGCACGGCTACAGCCTGTTCCTGCCGGTGCAATCGACGGAGTACAAGTTCCCGCGCCTGTATCGCGGACAGCCCGGGGCGTGGACGCTGGTGGACGAGTTCGAGCGCGCGGACGCGGCGGCGGAGATGATCGGTTGGCAGGCGCGGGGGACGGAGGTGTGGATCGAGGAGTGCGACGGGCAGCTCGTGATCCGGTTCGGCGGGATCGCCGAGCCGTGGGTCTACCAGCCGGAGAGCGGCTGCGAGCCGCTGGCGGGCCCCTGGAACGTGGCCTTCGAGGCCCACATCGGCCTGGTGAACGTCGCGGAGATCGCCTACCCGACCTCCGGCGTGTGCACGGCGGCGCACTACATCGACCTGCCGGCGGACTGCAACCCCCTGCCCGGGCAGGTGATCGCCGAGGAGACGTTTGGCGGGCCGGCCAGCAGCGTGGTATGGCTGACGAATGGCGGGCAGATCAAGCCGGAGGTGACGCTACAGACGGCGGACGTGCACCAACGGCCGATCGTGCGGGTGGTGCACGAGTTTCACGAGGCCACGCTGACGTCCAGGCCGATGGACACGCCGATCGACACCGAGACGCGGAAAGCCACGTTGATCGCCGGCGGCCTGGACCCGGCGGAGCTGGTGGGGTTGCGCTGGCGGCGCAACCTGTGGCGGGACTGGCAGTTCCGCGCGCTGATCCGGGACCCGCACGAGTATTGGGAGGGCGCGCTGAAGCCGAACATGCCGGTGACGGTCCACGCCGGCTGGGACGGCAGCCTGACCGAGCTGATGACCGCGTACCTGACGCGGCCGAAACCGATCCGCCAGCCGGCCCCCTCCCCTACCCTGTTCGACCTGGAGTGCCGAGACTACATCACGGCCCGCCTGGCCGGGAAGAAGTTCCTGCTGGAAACCTGCAGCCCGGAGGGGTGGGACCTGGGCGCCTGGGCCGAGTGGCAGATCGTCCGCGCGGGGTGCGGGCTGAGCACGAGCTTCCCCAGCGGGACGATCGTGACCCAACAGAGCCTCGGGGAGATCGCCTGGCGGCGCGGGGCGACGGACGATCTGGTGACGGCCCTGGACGAGGTGTTCGCGGCCCACGGCTGGGCGCCGCTGGCGATCGACGCCGATAATACGATCTGGAGCGGGCCCGAGCCGGCCTACAGCGGGACGCCCGACTTCACCCTGGACGAGAGCACCGCCAGCGGGGACGACATCATCGTGGGGCTGGACGTGGAGCTCGAGGACGCCGAGTTCCGGAACATGGTCGCGGGCGAGAGCGAGGCCGGCCTGATCCGGACCTGGGCGGAGGGCTGGAACGACCCCGATGACCCGGACTTCGTGGGCGATGACTGGTGGCACGCCGAGCGGCGCGGCGGGGACTCGGCGAACGCGCTGGCGGCGTGGGCGCAAGAGGAGCTGAGGCGGCGGCTGCAGACGCGCCAGGTGCTGACCTGGACGCGGCTGGCGGCGCCGGCGGACGTGTGGCCCGGGGCGTATGTGGAGGTGACCGTCGATCACCTGGCCGTGCCCGCGGGCACCATCATGCGGGTGGTGAGCGACGAGGGGGAGCTGAGGCCGGGGCGGCTCGAGGGCTGGGCAACGTATGTCTGTGAGCGCGTCGATACGGGCTAACGGCCTTCGACGCCACCGCTGCCGGTCCCGCACATGCGGGAGTGCCGGCGCTCCCGGCGGCGCGGCAGGATGAGGTGACTGCAGGCGATGCAACCGTACTGGACGGATGGCGAGCGGGAGGTTCGGCAGGGCGACGCCTGGGCGTTGGCGGGGCAGCTCGCGCCGACGTCCGTGGACTGCCTCGTGACCAGCCCGCCGTACTGGGGGCTTCGCGACTACGGCGTTGAGGGGCAGTGCGGCCTGGAGGCGCACCCGCAGGAGTGGCTGGAGAAGATGGTGGACCTGTTCGTGCGGCTGCGTCCGGCGCTGAAGCCCACGGCAACGCTGTGGGTGAACCTGGGGGATACCTACGGGTTCAGCGGCAAGGGCCAGGGCAAGGAGCGGTCACCCGGCTTCGACCAGTGGAAGCAGGCCACCAACAGGGGCACCATCGGGGTTGAGGCGCCTGACTGGAACCGCATTCGAGACGGATGGGTGCGCCCGAAGCAGCTTCTGATGCTCCCGGAGCGGTTCGCCATCACAATGCAGGACGCGGGGTTCCTGCTCCGCAACAAGGTGATCTGGGCGAAGCCTAACGCGATGCCCTCCAGTGCGCGGGACCGGCTGACCACGAAGCATGAGACGGTGTTCTTCTTCACGCTCGGGCCGAAGTACTACTTCGACCTGGAGGCGGTGAGGGTGCCATTGGCCCAGGCGTCGGTAACGCGACTGAGCCAGCCGACCTTCGATGACCAGACCGGCGGACCGAAGGACGGGATCAACCCGAACCGCTCCGCGCGCAAGGCGCTGGTGAACCTACAGAAGCGATACCCGAACGGGCCAGGAGGGTCGCCGCTGCATCGAGGATCGCCGGATGGAGAGAGCCACGGCGGCCAGGAGCGAGAGAGCAATCCCTATGGAGGCGCGAACCCCGGGGATTTCTGGATGATCCCGCCCGCTCCGTTCCCCGAGGCGCACTTCGCGACGTTCCCGCCGCAGCTCGTGGAGCGGCCCCTGAAGGCGGGCTGCCCGCGGGAGGTGTGCGTGGAGTGCGGGAAGCCGAATGTGAGGGAGGTCGTCGCCTACGGCGGGGCCATCGGACGGTCCTGGCATGGGCACGAGTCTGATTTGCGGGTCGGCGCGGGGCAGGCTGCGTGCCTTGCAGAACGGCGGGACTCCCAGGGCCGGGCATACCGGAGAGAGACCCTCGGCTGGCGACCTACCTGCGACTGCGAGGCGCCCTTCGTGCCGGGCCTGGTGCTCGACCCGTTCCTGGGTAGCGGCACGACGCTCTGTGTCGCGAAGGAGCTGGGCCTGCGCGGGATCGGCTTCGAGCTGAACCCGACGTACTGCGCGATGGCCGCCCGGCGGATCGCGGACTGGCGGAGGCCGAAGGCGATGGTCACCGCCGAAGCCAACGGCCAGGCTACCCTCTTCGACGCCACCGCTGCCGGTCCCGCACATGCGGGAGTGCCGGCGCTCCCGGAGGCGGCGTGCTCAGTGTTCACTGCTGAGGTGGAGGAGGTAGCGGCAGGATGAGTCGACTGCGGGCGATCGGCAGACTGTGGAGGGGGCGCGGCGCGGGGGCGCCCGGAGAGCGGATTGCGCTCGGGTCTCCGAACATGGCGGAGGTGGGCCTCTTCGACATGAGCTACTTCGACGACTGCACTTTCGCTGATGACCAGGTCGACGGGCATTTCGACGGGAGCTACTTCGACCACTGCTACTTCGTAAACGAGCCGGACCTGTCGGCGCGGTTCGACCTGGACTGCTTCGACGAACGCTGCTTCGGGGAGTGAGGAACATGGCCTACAAGGAGTTTGACGGCAAGTTCGTGCCCACCGGCGCGACCAAGGTCGGGAGCACGGCGTTCGACAACGTGTTCGACGGACTGCAGGCGGAGCTGGAGGAGCGGATGGAGGCGGCGGGGCTGAACGGGATCGAGAGCGGCTGCGCGCTGAGCATCAGCACGACCAATATCTCGATCGCGACGGGCGTGCTGTGGGTCGAGGGCCGGCGCTTTGAGCCGGCGCCCAGCACGATCGCGTTCACCGCGGGCGACGGCAACAACACCTACTACCTCTATGTCGATCCGACCGACACCGGGAGCCCGTACAAGAAGTCGACGTCGGATCCCGGAGCCGGGTACCTCGTGCTAGGCACGGTGGCCTGGAACGGGTCGGACACGCTCTCCAGCCTGGTCGACTACAGCGTGACGGGGATGGAGGCGTGGGAGTTTCACGCCCAGGTCGTGGGGGCGGTGAGCGCCGACACCATCGGCTTCTGCATCCTGCCGTTCAACGTGTGGATCGAGAGCGTGTCGGCGAGCCTGGAGAACTGCGGCACGGCCGCCGGTCCAAGTTACATCGACGTGCACGGCGGCGCCGGCGGGAGCGAGGCGACCATCTTCACCACGCAGAGCCGGCGGCCCACGATCGCCCACGACGGCACCGATGGCGCGGTCTACACCAGCGGCGTTCCGGACGGCACGCGGAAGTTCACGGCGGGGCAGAAGCTGCTGGTGATCGTGGATGCCGCGAGCACCAACGCGGCGGACCTGGCGGTCGTGGTGAAAGGCAGGAGGTACAACTGAGGCGGGAGTTTGGGAGTGTAGGAGTCTTGGAGTTTGGGAGCGCGGCCCGGGCGAGGTTGCCCGGGCCGCGTTGCTTATGGGAAGCGCTCAGGGCTGAGAAAGGAGCATGTCGGCATAAGACTGAACGGACAGGCAGTAGACCCCGATGGCGATGGCGGTGGAGAGCAGCCACGCGCCGGTGACGATCCAGAAGATCAGGGGCGGTGTACGGGGGCGCGGATCGGTCGGCATGAGGGGCCTCCGTGGAATGCGTTCACGGGCGAGCCGCCCGTGCTACCCGGAGGGTTCGCCCGCGGGTGTGCGGGTTCCTGCCGGCGCGCGAACGACGGCATGATGCGACGGCGTTACAGCGTTATGACGTCATAGCGGTGTAACCCCGTCGGCATTCCGGCAAGAAGGAGGGTGGGCGCGGACGAGGAAACGGGTGGGCGAGGTGCGACAATGGGACAGGGACAGAATGGGACAGGCGCCCGGGTGAGCCTCAGCGAGGCGGCCCGGCGGGCGCGCGTGAGCCGGAAAACCCTGCGACGCTGGGAGCTCGCCGGAACGCTCTCCGTGGACCGTAGCGGCCCGCAACCGCGTGTGGACATTGCGGAGCTGCTGCGGTTAGGGGTCCTGGACAGGGTGGGCGCGGACATGGGACATGCTGGGCAGATGTCCCAGGATGTCCCTGGGCAGGTGGGCGCGACGGCGGAGGCGAGCGAGCTGGCGGCGCTGCGCGCCGAACGGGATCGGCTGCAGGACGAGGTGCGGTGGCTGCGCGGACGCATCGAGCACCTGGAGGGCACAATCGGTCAGCTCGCGCTGCCGGCGGCCAGGGCGGAGACGCCGGCGCCGAGCTCGCCGGACAGCCGCGGCCGCTGGGCGCGCTGGTGGGGATGGTTTGTGGGGCGGAAAGAGGGGAGTTGACAATTGGTGCCGAAGTGCGCTATGGTGCGCGGGATGGAGTGGCTGGAAGGAGGTGATCGAGGTGACGCATGTGACTGACATCGAGCCCCTGCTGACCGTCGCCGACCTCGCGAGGTGGCTGCGGAAGCACGAGAACCAGATCCGACGGATGGCCGGCGACGGAACCATGCCTGCCTTACGGATCGGTGAAACCTGGCGTTTCGACCGGCGCGAGATCGAGCGTTGGCTCCGGGGCGAGGGGCCGGCGCGGACGGAGGAGACAGACTGAAGCCCACGGGCGCGATCCGTGGGCTTCGTCACTACTGGGGTGTCAGGCAGGCGGACAGCATGGCCTTGACACTCACAACGGAGACGTCGGGCGCCGGACTGGGGCTCTGGCACTCTGGCGCTCACGACGGGCATAGTGTAGACGTTCCCCTCGTGAGTGTCAAGAGCCCCCAACGATGTGAGACGTGAGACATGAGACCGGCCGTTGCCGTGCGTGCCCAGTGCTGAGTGCTCAGTGCCGCCGTACCGCGTTACCCTGGGAGGGGCGATGACGGCCTCGCGCAAGCCCCCCGAACCGGAACGGGAAGAGGGACGGAACGGGTACGTGAAGGTTCCGCGGGCCGTGCTGTTTCGCACGAGCCTGTCGGCGGAGGCGCGCATCGTGTACGCGAAGCTGCTGGAACATGCCCGGGGCGGCGCCGAGTGTTGGCCGCGCCAGGACGTACTGGCCGCCGAGCTGGCGATGTCGCGGCGCAGCCTCGAGCGCCGCATCGCCGAACTCGTGAGTGCCGGGCTCGTGGAATGGGAACGCAAAGGGCGCGGACACCCGAGCGTGTATCGGCTCGCAGTGACCGTTCCCGATCTGTTTGACCCGCCAACAGTGGCGGGTCAAACGAAGCCGCGCGAGACACTTGACCCGCCAACGGTGGCGGATCAAACGAAGCCGCGCGAAGCACTTGACCCGCCAACGGTGGCGGCAGAACGACGTAGAAGTACGTCGTTACGTCTTGAGGACAGTAGAAGTTCTCCTCCTCCTCGTCGTTGTCGGTCGTCGTTGACGTTGCCGTTGCGCGACGGCGAGGAGGAAATGGCCCGCGCTTCGCGCGACACGGCGACGGACGAACTGCAACGGCTCGGGATGGACCCACAGACTGCTCGCGACGTGGCCAGTCAGTATGACGAAGCTACCATCGCCGAGGCGTGCCGCCGCCTACGGGAACGGCGTCCACCACCACGGCATGTGGTGGGTTGGCTGAAGCGGACCCTCAAGAGCGTGCACGTCGCGAACACCGAGTGTGCTCAGCCGACAGCCGAGGAACGCCAGGCGCAACGCACGGCCGCGCGGCTCGCGGAGCAGAAGCGGATGGATCGGGAGCGCGCGGCGGAGCTGCGGCGGACGTGGGAGAGGCTGAGCGCCGCGAAACGCCGGAGCCTGATCGCCGAGGCGCGCCGACGTATGCCGGCGCTTCAGGGGCGACCGGATGACCATCGGCTCGTGGTCGCGGCGGCCATCAACGTCCTGGGGGAGTGAGGGGGCGAGGGGGCGCGGGAGGAGGGTACTGGGAAAACAGAAGGGGCGGTGGACGCGAATGCATCTTATGTTAACTACACAGGTTGGACACAGGGGAAACCGGAGGGAACGGGGCGCGGCGGGGCTGATAGGGGGCACAGCGGGGCTGGCAGGGGGCGCGGCGGGGAGACGGGGCGCCGGGCGAGGCGCGGGACCGGGCGAGTGAAGATGTGAACGCTGAGCGCCGGCGAGGCCGGCGGAAGGGGGTGAGCGGACGGGCGAGAGGGGAGGTTGTGGCGGATCGACACAGATCGCCACACGCGCGAGGGGGGAGCCCGGTCCGAAAATCAGGGGCCGGGCGGGAGGGGTGAGGAGAGGGGGGAGGGGGTCACACGCGGGCGCGGCGGCAACACGAACCGGGAGGTGAGGGCGTGAGCGGGTATCCGTACCGGGTGAGGATCGAGTTCTGGGACCATGTGAGTGAGACGTGGGGCAGGCGGCCGTTATGGGTGAGTCAGTGGGACGCCGGGCAGAGCCATGTGCTGCACTTGCGGAAGGTAGCGGCGGCGTTTCGACAACTGGCGGCGGCGCGGAGCTGCGCGTTCGATGTCCTACAGCGAATTGAGCGCCAAGCAAGACAGGGTGAGCGCGCCCGGGCGGTGATCGAACGCGGCGTGCGAGTGATCCTGGACCTCGAGGTCTGTGAGCTCGCGGCGCCGGCCGAGATCACGGGCGGCGGGCAGATCGAGCCGGTCTGTCACCCGGCGTGAGCGAGGGCAGACAACGAACAGGGAGGTGAGGGCGTTGGCGATACGGCTGGTGCTGGTGGAGGCGGAGCAGGCGGACGAGGTGGAGGCCTTGGGGCGCGCGGTCGAGCGCGTGATCCTGGCGGCGCGGGGTGAGGAGGGGTTGGGCGGCGAGCGGTTCGCGATCACGGGACTGGGGCGAGCGGCGATCGGGGACGGGGCGCCGGCGGAGGTGAAGGCCCTGGGCGACGGCGGCGAGGTGGCGGACCCTCCGCTGCCTGGCGTGGAGGCGGTGCACGATTACCGGGGGATGCCGATGGAGGTGGGAGAAATCACGACGACGGCGGACGACGAGGTGTGGATGGCGGCCGATGCGGAGGCGGGTGAAACGGCACGTACGGTAACGCCGAGGAGGAACGTGAGGCGCGACGCGGACCGTCGCGCCGCGGCGGCGGCGGACGGACCGTTCGTGTGCGAGGTGGAGAACTGCGGCCGGAGCTTCGGATCGACGAAGGGGCTGGGGCGGCACCGGCGGGCCGCGCATGGGATCGCCGGCAGCAGCGCGGCGGCGGTGTATCGGCAGGACCGGCAGCAGCGCGGCGGCGCGACGCGGATCGAGCGCGATGGGTTGGCGGTCGATCCGGAGGGGCGGGTCGAGTGCGCGGTCTGTGGGAAACGGATGCCGGCGAGGGGGTACGGGAAACACATGCGCTCCCACGAGGTACAGGGGGAGAGCGCGGGAGCGTTGGCGAGGGCGACGGTCGGGCCGCGCCACCGGCCGCGGACCCGGATCTATGACGGGGTGCCGGCTTCGCTGGCGAGGAAGGCGAGCGTGTTGAGTCCGTCTCTGTTGGATAGCGGAACGGTCGGCGGGACGACGGGAGGGGATGAACAGGATGGAGACGACTGACGGAGGGACGGGGCGCGGCGGGGCGCGGCGGCGGTTGATGGAGGCGTTGGTGGATGCGCTGATCTGTGGGTTGTTGCTCGGGGTCCTGGTCGGCGGGGTGACGGTGGAGCTGTGGCATTGGTGGCGGTGAGGGCGGCTGCACCGAACCGAATGAGCACTGAGCACCGCGCGGAAGGGGGGAGCGAGACGTGAAGCGGAGCGCGAAGGTCGGAGGCCGACACGCGAGCGATCCCGGCCCAACGGGATCGGGACGACCCCCGACCTATCCCGCTCTTCGCGGTCAACAACCGAGACTCCTGCCGGGTGGAGCTGCGTCGGCTGGGGTGAGCCGATTCGCCGGGCCGAAGATTGCCACGGCCGCTCGCGCGCGGGTGGCCGAACAGGGGGAGGGCGGCCACGTGACATGCGAACGTGTTGCGCCGCTAAGAGCAGAGCGGTTGATGGGCACCTCGGAGTTCGCGCGCCGCTTGGGCGTGCATCCGAACACCGTCTATCGCTGGGTCCAGGAGGGGCGGGTGCGCCCGCTGCAGGTTGGCCGCCGATGGCGGTTCGGGCCGTCGCAGATCGCCGAGGCGTGCGGTATCGAGCACTCAGCACGGAGCACTGAGCAGCGAGCATGAGCGGCAAGGGCAGGCGAGCGCGTCGAGACGGCGTAACGGCCTGCGACGCCACCGCTGCCGGCAAGGGTGCCGGCGCTCCCGGCGGCTGGACGTCGATCCCGCTGCCGCTCGAGCTGGGGGAGGACGCGGGCCGCCCGGCCGCGGTGGAGAACGTCGCCGCGGCCGGGCAGCTCGCCCGGAGGGACGAGGGCGAGCTGCGGGAGCGGATGCGCCGGGCGGAGGAGGAGCAGCGGCGGCAGGCGGAGCGCCGCCGCGAGATCCAACGGGCGAACCTGCAGCCCGACCAGGCGCCGGTCCGGCACGGGGTGCACGCGCGACCGGGCGCCTACATGCTGTGCGATCGGTGCCCGATCCGGGAGCAGTGCGAGGAGTACGAGCCGGGCGAACGCTGCGGGCCCGAGCAGGAGTATGTCGAGCGGCGGACCCGCGAGCTGTACGCGGTCGAGTGGATCGAGCCGCAGCTCGATGGGCCCACGGTGAAGTTCCTGGTGTGGCTGGAGGTGCGGATGGAACGGGCCGCGCGCTACATCGGGATGCGGGGCGAGATCGAGGGCGGGGCGTACCTGCCCGTCGCGAAGGACGTGCAGGGGCTGCACAACAGTTGGCTGCGGACGCTGGAGAAGCTGGGCTTGACCCCCGAGCGGCGCAAGGCCATGAGCGAGACCGGCCAGGCGGGCTTCGGCGATCTCGCGGCGGCGCTGCTGGGGATTGCACGGGAACGGGCCGGGGAGCCGGAGGGCGGGGGCGCGGAGGTGGTGGAGGCGGAGTTCACGGTGACGGGTGAGACGGGCGACGGGCTGAACGACGAGGACGCGCCGCGCACGCCGCGGCACGAAGAGGGCGCGGGTCTGGGAGACGACGCGGAACCCGCGACGGAGCCTGAAGGAGGCTGGGGAGATGAAGGGCCTGCCGACAACGAGGATCCCCTACGCGACACACGCCTGGGGGATCGCGACGGGCTGTAGCGAGGGGCTGCCCTGTGCCGATCGGTGCTGGGCCAAAGCCGATGCGGCGCGCCTGGCCAACAACCCCCGCGAGGAGATCGCGCGGCGGTATCGGGGGTTGGTGGCGCCCGCCGGGGAGAGCAGCTGCCGGCCTTACGAACGAGCGGAGCCGGAGGGGCGCTGGGCGTGGACCGGACGCATCAACGAGTTCCCCGAGTTCCTCGAGGCGCCGGGTCGGCTGCGCGATCCGGCGGTGATCTTTGTGGGGACTCATACGGACCTGGGGTTGGTGAGCACGGAGCTGAAGTGCAGGATCTGGGGCGCGATGGAGGGCTGCCCCCGGCATGAGTTCCTGGTGGTCACGAAGCGGTGGTATTGGCTCTCCAAGGCCGTCGTAGTGTGGAGTGGCCGCGAGGTTTGGGGCGCGCTGCCGAACGTGACGGTGTGCCTGTCGTGCAGCACGCAGGAGCAGTTGGATGCGGAGATGACGCGGGCAGGCGGAGAGTTCCACTATGCCTGGCGCGGCCGCCTCGCGGCGTTCCTCGAGCCGCAGCTCGAGCCCATCGACATCCGGCGGTGGGTGCGCCGGCTGGACTGGGTCGTGCAGGGCTGCGAGAGTCTCGGACGGGGGACGCCGGGGAGGCCGTTCGCGGAGACGTGGGCCTGGGAGACCTTGCGCGCCTGCCGAGACGCGGGCGTGCCCTACTGGCTGAAGCAGATTCCGGGGTGGTGGTGCAGCAAGTGTCGGGAGTGGACCCTCACGCAGAAGGGCTGTCCCGAATGTTGCGGGCGGCAAGCACTCCGGTTGATCCACGCCCCGAGGCTGGACGCGTACCGGGACTGGCAGCAGGCGCCGGAGCGGATCGCGAACATCCTCGAGGCGCGCGGAAAGCGGTTAGAGGGGCAGCCATGATCGTCGCCCAGCCCGACCCGTCCCCCTCTCCGGCACGGAGGGGGGACGGCAGGCCGGGTGAGGGCAGGAGGTGAGGGAGCGATGGCGACGCAGCAGCTGAGCCTGCCGTTTGAGAGCGGGCTGAGGCTCGAGCGGGAGAGCAGTCCCGAGCGAGAGGTGCGACTCTATGAGTGGCTGGCCTCGCGGCCCGCGCCAGGGCAGATCCTGACCCGGGCCGTGAGCCTCCGCCAGCCGTGGCTGCGGCTCATCACGCTCGGGCTGAAGACGTGGGAGTTCCGGACGCGGCCTCACGGTCGACCGGACTGGACGATCGCGCTGCACGCGAGCAAGAAGGTGGACCCGGACTGGCGCGCCATCCTGCGCCACTGGCACGCGCCCGGTGAGACGATGGGTCCCATCGCGGCGATCTGCGCGGTGGCCACGCTGGGCCGCTGCGTGCCCCTGGGTCCGCTCTCGCAAGATCCGGAGCGCCACCGGGTTCCTGATCGACACCCCGGCCGACCGCCGGACGAGTGGAGCGGATTCGCGTGGGAGCTGCTGGACATGCGCCCGATCGATCCGCCGCTCGAGTGCGGCGGGCAGCTCGGGGTCTGGGTCCTGCGGCCGCAGCAGAGGGAGGAGCTGCTGAGGCGGGTGAGGGTGTAAGACGGCAACGGCTGGGAGTCTGGGAGTTTGGGAGTTGCGGACCGATCTGAACGGAGGGAGACGGAAATGGAACGCGGGCATTATGCGGACGCACAGTCGACCGTGCTGGCGATCGGCCATCGGTTGTTGGACACCCCCCTCGAGGACCTGATCGCGGCCCTCGATAACGGTGAGCATCGCGGGGTCTTTACCGATAAACCGGAGGAGGAGGATGTGGGCCGCAAGGTGGTGCGGGAGCTGAGCGTTGCGCTGCAGCCGGTCCGGGAGATCGCGCGGCGCGAGCTTGGACCGTCCCGGAGGTGAGCGATGGGCGTGAGCGAGGCGCAGATCAAGCGGTGGTCGGTGGACCCGGCGGCGTTTGCCGAGGAAGTGCTGTGGGCCGTGCGGCCCGATACCGGGCGGCTCGGGCCGCTGCAGCTCGAGCCGCAACAGAGTGCGTGGCTGCGCGCAGCGGCCGCGCGCGATGACCGCGGGCACTTTCGGCGGCGGGTGTGTGTCGCCAGCTGGCCGAAGCGCGAGGGCAAGACGATGCTCGCCGGGCTGTACGGCTGTTGGCGCGGCGTGACCATGCAGCGCCAGAACATCGGGGTGCTCGCGAACAGCGAGCGCCAGGCGCAGAGCAACGTGTTCGCCGAGCTGAGCGGGTTCTTCCGGAACTCGCCGATGCTGAAGGGCCTGGTGCCGGAGTCGGACTTCCAGACCCGGGTGCTGCGGGTGCCCGGGCTACACAACAAACTCGAGTGCTACCCCGCGAACTTCCGGACGATCCAGGGCACCGAGTTCCACGTGCTGCTGACCGACGAGCTGCACGCGGCGGAGGACCGCGGGCGGGCCTTCACGTACGCCGCCCAGCAGACCGAGAGCCGCGACGCCCAGGTCGTCATCGCGAGTCAGGCCGGCGAGAACGTGGAGGCCAATGCGCTGTGGCGCTACTACCAGGCCTGGCAGCAGGACCCGGAGGGGCACATCCTGTTCGACTATCGGCAGGATCCGGTGACCCCGTGGGCGCGGCGGCTGGCGCGACTCGCGCAGCGCGAGCTGCTGCCGGCGGAGTACGATCGCCTGTGGCGGAACTGCTGGGGGGCCCTGGGCCAGAAGCTCTTTCGCGCCGAGGACGTGGAGGCGGCGGCGCGGGACTTCGAGCCGCCGCGCTCGCGGGAGGCATGGCGGGCCCTCCAGGAGGCGCTGGGGATCGCCGGACGACCGCTGGCGTATGGCGCGGGATTGGACCGGGCCGGCGTGAGCCGCGAGGGCGACCGGACGGTGTGGACGGATGTGGTGCAGGTTGAAACGGCGACCACAGACCACAGACCACAGACCGCAGACTCGGCGGATGACGATCCAAGTCTGAAGTCTGAGATCCGGAGTCCGGGGTCGCCGTTGATCCTGGTCGCGGACTGTGAGACGTTGCCGACCGGCAGCGAGGCCGAGGTGTTGGACAAGGCCCGCCGCAGCCGCGCGATCTATGGCGGCGGCCCGGTGGTGATGGAGTACTACGGCTGCAGCGATCTGTACGGGAAGGTGGCGGAGGCGCGGCTCGAGCACCCGACGCCTCAGGCGCAGCAGGCGATGTTCAACCGCGCCTACCGCGCCCTGCGCGAGCGGCGGATGATCCTGCCGGCGCGGGCCGGAACCAGCCCGACTGACGGGACGCCCGGGCTGCTGAAGGCGGAGCTGCTGAACCTGGAGTATGAGATGGGCACGACGCTGCCCAGGTTCGGGACGCAGTCGGGACATGACGACCATCCCTACAGCCTGGCCTGGGCGATGATCGCCGCGGCGGAAGCCGCGGGCAGCCCGGTGTTCGTGCAGGAGCTGGGGGCGGCCGAGAGGGCGGAGGAGCGGACGGCGGCGGAGATCCGCCGGCTGCAGCTGGCGGGCAGGAGCGAGGCCTTGTGGGGGGAGGACGGCGAGGAGTAGGCGCCGCCATAGCCTCCGGTCTCGGTGAACGTCAACGGAAGGGAGCACGAACGTGAACCTGTGGGCGGTGTACGACGGGCAGGGCGGGCTGATGCTGGCGGCGCCGGAGACGGAGGTGAGCGGGGAGGCGGGCGACTGCCTGTTTTGGCGGCTCTCGAGCCGGGATCGGCTCAAGCTGGGGCCCGCTGACGACGAGTTGGAGGTGTGTGAGGAGTGCAAGGGGGAGGGCAACGTGGTCTGCCTTGAATGCGATGGCCGGGGTTGCGGCGAGTGCGAGCGCGAGGGCGTGGTGACCTGCGGGGAGTGCGAGGGGCTCGGGATGTGGCCGAGGCCCTATGAGCCGTGGAAGCCCATCGAGGTGGCGCCGGTGCGGCTGGAGGGGGTGCCGGAGGACCTGGCGGCGACGCTGTGCGCCGCGTACTGGGAGACGGGCTACATGGCCGATCGGCTGCGGGCGGCCTGGTGGACAGAGCCGTACCGGCGGGCCGAGCGATGAAAGCGCCTCGGAGGTCAGCATTTTTCACCAAACACCACCATGTTCCACCACTGCGCTTGACGCACCGGGGGGAGGCCGCGTAAAAGCGGGGAGACATCTCCCTGTTGGTGGCGCGGTTCAGGCAGGCGGACGGTCGGTCGCAGGGCCCAGGGGAAGCGCGAGCCCCGACGGCCCAGGAGCTCTGAAGCTGCGGTGGGGAATGACCCGATACCCCAATCGGGCCCACCCTCCCCGCCGCAGCCGGGGCTCGATGAATGTGGCACCGCCGTCCCGGCGGTGAACCGAGAGCGGCATTCACCGGCGAGACGCCGGTGCCACGAATATGGTCGCGCGGAGACGCTGTGCTCAGGTGGCCCTCGTGGCTACGGCAGGCGCCCCCGCCCCCGGCTGAAGCCGGGGTGTTCTTTGGTCCCCAGCACACCGCCGTGCCGTTGGCCCCCCCGAGCAACCCCGAGGAGTGGTATCGCAGATCGACCTGGGCGCACGTCGGCGTGAAGCGCGTCGCACAATCCGTCGCCGCCATCCCCTGGATCGTGGAGGAGAAGCGGGGCGGACTGTGGCGCGAGCCGGACGACCACGCGCTCGCGCGACTGCTGGGGTATGTCAACGCGCGGGACAACCTCTACACGCTGAAGTGGGGCACGGCCAGCTCGCTCATCCTGCGCGGCAGCGCCTACTGGCAGATGGCGGGCGGCGGCCAACCGGCGGCGCTGTTCCCCCTGCCGGCGCACCTCACCCGGCCCCAGCCGTCCGAGGGGAATGGGCAGCTGCAGGGCTTCGTGTACTTCCCGCGGGGGGAGGGCACGCGCGGCCTTGTGTACGCGGCGGACGAGGTGCTCCACTTCCGGCAGTGGGACCCGCTGGACCCCTGGTTCGGGCAGGGCGATTGCGTAGCGGCGGAGACGGAGCTGAACCAGGCATGGCAGGCGGGCAGCCTGGTGAATGCGATCCTGCGCGCCGGCGGCCTGCAAGGGATCTTCACGGCCGACCGCGCGGTGGACGACCCGGACGAGAAGCGGCTGACCGCCTGGGCCCGCAAGCTGGCGGCGAAGTTTCGGGGCGACCGGATCACCGTCATCGGCAACAACCTGAAGTGGCAGGAAGTCGGGCAGCAGGTCAACGAGACGATCGTGAAGGACGTGCCGGAGAGCACGCGCCGCGCGACCCTGGCGGTGTTCGGGACGCCGCCCACGATGGCGGGCATCGGCGAGCGCGCGAGCTATGCCCAGGCGCGGGTCGAAGCCAAGGTGATGTACGAGACGGTCGTGATCCCCCTGGACACGCTGCTGCTGGCCACCGTGAACGACGGGCTCGTGCGGAAGTTCGGCGACCCCTCGCGGCTGAGGGTGCGCCACAGCGTCGATCACATCTCGTGGCTGCAGGACGACCTGATGACGCGCGTGGAGGCGGCCGCGAAGTTCGTGAGCGGCCTGCTCGGCACGCCCAACGAGGCCCGGGCGCAGTTCCTCTCGCTGGCGCCGCGACCCGGCGGCGACGTGATCCTGGGGCCGATCAGCACGGTGGTCATTCAGGATGCGCGGGGGCAGGGGAACACCGTGGAGACGGTGACGGGGGGGGGTCGGGAGAACGGCAACCGACAGCTGCAACATGGGACAGTCCATGCGCTCCCGCCGGTGCGGGAGCTTGGACCGTCCCGGCGGCGGTTCGGCGCGGAGGCCAGGGTCGCCATCCACCGCGGGTACAACCGCCGGCGCGACACGCAGGCGGAGGAACTCGCGAAGCAGATCGGCGGGTGGTACGAGACGCTGGGGCAGCAGATGATCGAGCGGATCGAGGCGGACGGGGACCTCGCGCGGCGCGCGCGCGTCCGGCAGCCGCAGGTGTCGGCCCTGGTGTTCGACGTGGCCGAGGCGACGGCGGCGCTGGAGGACATCGTGGCGCCGGCGCTGGCGCAGCTGTATGCGGAGAGCGGCGCGGCCGAGCTGGAGACGGTCGGCGTCGACGTGAACTTCGACCTGGACAACCCCCGGGCGCGCGAGCTGCTGAGGGCCCGGCAGCAGGAGCTGCAGACGGTCGCCCGAGGGGCTGAGCAGCGCGTGCGGGAGAGCCTGGACGAGGGCCTGGCCCAGGGCGAGACGGTGGAGGAGCTGACGGCTCGGGTGGAGGCCTGGACGGAGGCCGGCCGCGAGGCGTATGCCGTGACCACTGCGCGGACCGAGACCGGCATTGTGATGAACGAGGCGGCCCGCGAGGCCGATCGGCAGGCGGGAGCGAGCGGGTTTGAGTGGCTGGCGATCGTGGACGACCGCACGCGCGACAGCCACGCCGAGATGGACGGCGTGACGCGCGGGATGGACGAACCGTTCGAGGTCGACGGCCACGAGTGTGACGGCCCGGGCGATCCGGCGCTGCCGCCGGAGGAGATCTGCAACTGCCGCTGCACCACGGCGGCGGTGTTCGGGTCGTGAGGGGCCATGCCGCCGCCGGAGGGAGGGACAGAATGGGACGGGACCTGAGGATGCCGACCGAGGAGGAGTATCGGGCCCACGGGGCGGCGCCGTTCGCTCACATGCGCGCGACGGCGTTCACGCCGCTGGCCCTGGACGAGGCGGAGCACACGATCGACATGATGGTGAGCACCGGCCAGTGGGCGCGGGACGGGCAGCGCATTCTGCCCCAGGCCTGGCAGCGGAACCTGGGCACCTATCTGGAGAATCCGCAGGTCACTTGGGCCCATAGCTGGTGGGAGCCGGGGATCGGCCTATGCCGCGACGCGCAGGTGCGGGACAACGGCTTGTGGGCGCGCCTGTGGTTCGACGTGGATGACGAGGAGATCGCGCGCATCTGGCAGGCCATCCGCACGACCAGGGTGCGTTGTGCGAGCGTGAGCTGGGATGGCGAAATGGCATACACCTACCCGCGCAAGATCGGCGACAACAATGAGTTCGGTGAGTGGGTGGAGCGCGCCGACGGGAGCCTGGGGTGGGAGTGGCGCGACAACATCACCCTGATGGAGATCGCGATGGTGCCGATCCCGAGCGATACGGGCGCCAACACGACCCTGAGTCGGATGCTCGGGATCGCCTCGCCCCCTACCCACTCTCCTGAACGGCAGCTCGCGCACGAGCTGCCTGGGAGAGGGGGGACGGAGGCGGAGGTGCTGGAGTATCTCGGCCGGCTGAACGGGGCGGCCGAGTGGCTGCGGAACTGGACCCGACACGTCGCGAAAGGCGGGGGAGCCCCCTCCCCCGCAGTGATCGAGCAGGCGCTGAGCCCTCTCGGCGACCTGATCGAGATCGCGGCCGGCCGGACGGGCGAGGCCCGGGCGTTGAGCGCCGATAACCGGGCCCTGGTGGACGGAGCGGTGGAGGCCTTGCAGCGATTGGCGGGGAGAGGCGAGGAGGAGGGACGGGCGTTCACGGCTGCCACCCCGGCCGGTCCCGCACATGCGGGAGTGCCCGGCGCTCCCGGTGGCGACCACGGGCAGACCCTCGATGGGTTGCTCGCCAACATCGAAGAGCAGCGCGCGGAGGCCGCTCTGCGCGCGGTAGGGATGAGATCATGAACGAGACACCGACGGCGGTGCAGGCGTTTCGGCGGGAGCTGGTGGGGGGGCTGGAGGATCCCGGGGTCAGGAACGCCCTGATGGGCTGGTACCAGGCGATGGATGACAACGCCCGGCGCGAGTGGATGCGCCAGGCGTTGGAGCACGAGTTCGACGAGAAGCTGCTGCCCAAGATCGAGGCCCTGGTTCAGGAGCGGGCGGCGCGCCAGCTGGCGGAGGCGCAGTACGTGCCGCCGGACCGCCGGGCGCTGCGCTACATGGAGCAGCCGCTGAGCGAGCGGCAGCTGAAGTATCCGGCGGACGGCGACGAGCTGATCCTCCGGCAGCAGCAGCTGCACGACGATCTATACTTCCTGAGCGAGCTGAGCCCGCGCGGGATCCGCGCGAACGTCATCCGGCGCTACCTGGAGTGGATCGACGCGCCGGATCACATCCGCGCAGCCCTCACCTCCACCACGTCCGGCGCCGCGAGCCAGTGGGTGCCGACGATCCTGAGCGCGGACTTCTACACGCTCATTCAGGGGCAGCTCGCCGTCGCGGCGCTGTTCCCCGAGTTCGAGATGGTCGGGGGCACGGTGGACGTGCCCACCGCCCTGACCCGCACGCGGCCCTACCTGAAGACGGAGGGGTCAGCGGTCACCGAGGACAGCACGCTCGCCTCCGGCAAGGTGACCTTCGCCGCCAAGACGCTGGGCGCGTTCCGGGACTTCACCCGGGAGCTGGACGAGGACTCGATGCTGACGATCCTCCCGCTCCTGCGGGACGCCCTGGGCGGGTCGATCGCGTACGGCATCGACCTGGTGATGCTGGACGGGGACACCACCGCCACCCACATGGACACCGACATCGAGGCCCTGGGGGCGAGCGACTGCCGGACGGCGTGGATCGGGCTGCGGAAGAAGGCGCTGACCAACACCGGCGCCAACGCGGACCTCTCGACCTGGAACCTGGACGCCTTCAACGCGATCCCGGCCGCGATGGGGAAGTACGCGAACCCGAGCGAGCTGGCGATCATCGTGGGCAACAAGGTCTTCTGGAAGCACCTGCCCACGACGATCGACAACTCCACGAACAAGAACAGCGTGTTCCTCCCCGGCACGTTCGGCGGCAGCATGGGCCCGGTCGTCAACGGGTTCACGGGCATCCGCCTGATGGGCGCGCCGATCGTCTACGCGCCGCTGCTGCGCGAGGACGTGGACGCCACCGGCGTCAACGGCGCCTCGGGCAACACCTACACCTACCTGGTCGTGGTGAACGTCCGCGCCTGGCGCCGGGGCACCCGGCGCGAGGTGACGGTGCAGTACGCGGACAGCGATGCGGCCTCGATCAAGGCGGGCACGGCGACGGTGGCGGCGAGCTGGCGCGGGACGGCCATGCACATGGAGGGGTCGGGCCTGACGACCGCGATCGGCTACAAGATGAGCTGAGGGACCGTCTGGTCTTGGGTCTCGCGTCTCTGGATTGACGGCATGGCCGGAACGCGGGGCCCAAGACCTCAGACCAGAGACCCCAGACTGGAGCGAAGCGACGATGGCAGCCACGAGCAACCTGACGTTCTTCGTGAGCGGGAACCTCGGCCACGACGCGGGGGTAGGGTCGGACGGCTGCCTGATCGGCGCCCTGACGGCCACCGACCCCGATGACGGCCTGCTGAAGTCCGCGGCGCTTGATCCGCTGTGCCTCGCGGAGGACAAGAGCGGCGACACCTACACCAGCTACACCACGCAGATCGCGGAGGCCACGGCGGATGACGTGACCTGCCTGCCGGCGACGCCCGCGGTGAACGATGCGCTGTATCTCGGCCACGCCACGCTGCAGTTCAAGCAGGCCGATCTGCAGATCACCACCCAGGGCGTCGGCACGTGGACCATCACGTGGGAGTACAGCAAGAACGACG